TTTCTCACGCCTGGATGCGAGACATCACCCGGGATGACGTAGCTCGGGGACTTGTTACATCAGCTCACGAAGGGATCGTCTGGAACATCCCTAATGTACTACTGGCCGGGGCAGAGATCGAAACCGGCGACACGATTATCGATTCCAGCAGCGTGGTCTGGACTGTGATGTCAGTTTCCCGGGTAAGACTCCGCACTCACTGGCGATGTATTTGCCGGAGGCAGAAATGACAGCCATTCTCGAAAGCATTCTGACCACAGTGCAATCTCAGATCCAAGAGCTGGACCTGACTGATATTCCCGATGCGTCAATCTACATACAGAAGGTGCCGAGTACGCGAGGCTTTGAATCTGATGATTTCCCCGCGGTTCTGATTGCTCCGCTGGGGCAACCCAAACTGAATCCGTTGAAAGGGACGAACCTGCGTGACCAGATTGAATATCCGGTCGGTGTGTTCATCCTCGACAACGACAATCAGAATCAGACTTCCGATCGGGACAAGTACTTCACCTGGTATGAGACGATCTTGAAGAAGTTCCGAACTCCTCGCCTGGCTGGAGTGGATTCGGTAGTGAATAGTTATGTTTCGCCCGGGGCGGTCGTGTATCCGAACTGGTTTGAAACAGGTGAGTATCTAGCAGGCATGACCCTGTGGTTTATTAGTTGGGAATCCCGATAATGAAATTCGAAGTTAAAACAGAAAAAACGGATGTAATGTCAGTCCATACTACCTATGGTCGGCTGAAGTTTAAAAACGTCGACCAAGCGGGTGCTCTGGCTCTGTACGCTGATGCGATGGGGATCACTCCAGAGCAGCTGGCAGCATTAAATCCGACTGTAAAACCTGAGAAAGTGGTGCGACCATGCCTCGTGAAATCAAAATCGAAGAACTCAGAGGTTTCCTCGAGCAAACAGCTCAGATCACAACCACTCCCGAATGCAAAGGAGTGATGAACGATATTCTTGACCTGACGAAAGAACAGCTCTCACTGGGCTTTCAGTCGGGGACATCACCGGGAGGTGCTAAGTGGCCAGCTCTAAAGCGTCCGAGGCCACCACACAGGAATCAGAACAACAAACCGCTGCTTGATACTTACAAGCTGCAGCAGAGTGTGACGGAAGCAGGTGCAGAGGACCATCTGGAATCCGTCACCGACCAGGGAGCTATTCTCGGAACGTATGTTGAATATGCCGGGACACATCAATCCGGATATGGAGCGATTCCTGCCCGCCCG